CAGTTTGAGGGCTACGAGCAGCAGTGGAAAACGGCCAACATCAACAACTGGCCCTACCTAGAGGTCAACCCTGACGTGACAGACGGCCAAGGCGGCCCACTGCCACTACCCCAGCGGTCGCAGCCTCCGATGGCCTCTAGCGGCCTGCTGCAAGCCAAGGCGGGGGCGTCGGACGACATCAAGAGTTCCACCGGGCAGTACGACAGCAGTCTGGGCGCCACCAGCAACGAGCGGTCGGGGCGGGCCATCTTGGCACGCGAGAAGCAGTCCGACACCGGCACCTACCACTATGTCGACAACCTGGCGCGGGCGATCCGGTACGCCACCCGGCAACTGGTGGACATGATCCCGAAGATCTACGACACCCAGCGGATTGCGCGGATCATCGGCATAGATGGCGAGACAGATCAAGCCATGATCGACCCCACGCAACCCATGCCGGTCAAGAAAATTCAGAACGAGCAGGGCATCGTCATCAAGAAGATCTACAACCCAAGCGTCGGCAAGTACGACGTGGCGGTGACGACCGGCCCAAGCTACATGACCAAGCGGCAGGAGTCGTTGGACGCCATGAGTCGTCTGCTGCAAGGCAACCCGCAACTGTGGGCCGTGGCCGGCGACCTGTTTGTCAAGAACATGGACTGGCCGGGGGCGCAGGAGATGGCAGCGCGATTTGCCAAGACGATTGACCCCAAGCTGTTGTCGGACGAGGACGATCCGGCACTGCAAGCGGCCAACCAGCAGATGCAGGCGATGGCTAAAGAGATGGATCAGATGCATATGATGCTGCAAAACGTCAGCAAGTCGATGGAAGCCCAAGACTTGCAGGTCAAGCAGTTTGATAGCCAAGTCAAGGCTTACGACGCCGAAACCAAGCGGATTAGCGCGGTGCAGGCCGGCATGTCACCCGAACAGATCCAAGACATTGTTTTGGGCACCGTCCACGGCATGATTACCTCGGGCGATCTGGTTAATGAGATGCCTGGGCGTGACCAAGACATGATGCCGCAAGGTGAAATGCCACAGGAGGGCATGGAACAGATGCCTCCACAAATGGGAGCACCACAGTGAAGTGCAACGACTTTATGGGGATGCTGTTCTTGGCACGAGATGTGGCGCACAGCGTTCATCTCAATACCCGCAGCTACTCAAAACATGTGGCGTTGAACATCTTCTACGAGCGTATCATAGGCGCTGCCGACGATTTTGCCGAAACGTACCAAGGTCGTTACGGTCTGATCGGCCCAATCTCATTGATGTCAGCCAAAAAGACAGCCAACATCATTGAGTTTTTGGAAGATCAGATGAAGGAAATTGAAGCCGCCAGGTATGACGTTGTAGATACGTCGGACACTGCGTTGCAACAGCTCATCGACAACATCATTGAGTTGTATGCGCGAACACTGTACAAGCTCAAATATCTGGCATAGGACAAATCATGGCCTCCAACTACCTAAACATCAGCGCGACCACACAGATCAAAGTGGGCGCCGGCAAGCTCAAGGGCATCATGTGCAGCACCGCGTCAGCCACGCCGACCATTGCGGTCTACGACTCCGCAACTGCGGGCACGGGCGCGGTCACGATCTTGGCCGAGTTTGTGCCGGGGGCGCACACCATGTACGCCTTGACTGGTGACGATGGTGGGATTTACTTCAGTAAGGGTTTGTATGTAGTGATCGGCGGCACCGTTGGTGTCACGTTCATTTACGAATAAGGACGATCATGGCCCTTTACTATCATTTGAGCGTGACTGCCGGAACACCCAATAAGACTACGATTAAGACCGGACTTGGCAAGCTAAAAGGCATATTTTGCAGCTCTGCATCGGCCACGCCACGCGTGACGGTGCATGACTCCGCAACCCAGACGGCAGCCGATGGCACGATTGTTAGCCTTCTGACTCCGCAAGCTAGCGAGAACTACCCCCTAAGCGGGTCGGACAGTGGAATTGGATTTAGTCGTGGCCTGTATGTGTTGACCACAGGCACGATGGAATTGACGTTTATCTACGAATAACCGTACTGGCGAGGTTCACCAGGGATTCTTAGGAATCAAAATGACTGACGAAGTATTAGCGGAACCACCCGCGCCGGAACAGGTAGCTACGGCAGCACCTGAACCAGAGATAGTAGCGCCGGAGGCAGCACCCGAAGGTGAGCAGAAGGAACCCTCAAAGGTATTTAGCCAAGAGGATCTTGACGCAGCCATCGGCAAGAGGCTTGCAAGAGAGCAGCGAAAGTGGGAGCGCGAAGCAAGGCAGGCCGAAGCACCAAAGCCCGTCCCTGTGGAGCATGTGAAGCCGGAACAATTTACGACGACCGAGGAATACGTTGAAGCATTGACAACTTCCAAGGCGCAGCAACTTGTCCAGCAACAACAGTACGCGAAGCAGCAACAGGAATTGCTTGGTAACTATCACGAAAAGGAAGAAGATGCGCGGGGCAAATACGAGGACTTTGAACAAGTTGCGTACAACCCCAAGCTACCGATTACTCAGGTGATGGCCCAGACGATTCAAGCCTCGGATAACGGCCCTGATATTGCATACTATCTCGGCACAAACCCCAAGGAAGCTGACCGCATAGCCCGACTTGAACCGTTTTTACAAGCGAAGGAAATAGGTCGTTTGGAAGCCAAAATAGCTTCTGAACCTTTAACGAAGAAAACCTCGACAGCACCAGCGCCGATTTCACCTGTCACACCCCGAAATGGTGGATCGTCCAGCTTCGATACAACTGACCCGCGCTCAATAAAAGCGATGAGCACAAGCCAGTGGATTGAAGCTGAACGGCAACGACAGACGAAAAGACTGGAAGCCAAGAGAACCCGCTAACTACTTTTTGGAGTCTTAATCATGGCTAATAGCCTACTTACCATCGACATGATTACCCGGAAGTCTCTCGAGATCCTCGAGAACAACCTGGTCATCTCCCGCAACGTCAACAAAGAATACGACGACAGCTTCGCAGTTGAAGGCGCCAAGATTGGCTCCACGCTGCGTATTCGTCTGCCCGACCGTGCGCTGGTGACTGACGGTGCCGCCCTGCAAGTACAGGACGACAACGAACAGTTCACAACGCTGGCCGTGTCGACCCAGAAACACATCGGTATCAACTTCACCTCTGCTGAACTCACTATGCAGTTGGATGACTTTGCCGAACGTGTTCTCAAGCCGCGTATCAGCCAGTTGGCCGCCTCGGTGGACAACGACGTTGCCAACGCCTACAAGTCAATCTTTTCGTCTGTTGGCACCCCCGGCACGACCCCGGCTACGTCGCTCGTTCTGCTGCAAGCTGGGCAGAAGCTGAACGAATATGCCACCCCGATGAACCCGCGCTATGCAACGGTCAACCCCGCTGCCAACGCTGGCCTGGTCGAGGGCATGAAGGGTTTCTTCAACCCAACCGGCACAATTTCGAGCCAGTTCAAGTCCGGCATGATGGGCGAGAACGTGTTGGGCTTCGATGAAGTCAACATGAGCCAGTCCATCGTCACGCACACCACGGGCAGCCTGCCTACGTCGCCTATCGTGTCTAGCAGCACCCCTCCAACGACACAAGGTGCAGCAACGTTGGATATTACCTACAGCAGCGCCACCCGGACAATTAAGCAAGGTGACATTTTCACCATCGCTAGTGTCTACAGTGTGAACCCGCAAACCCGCCAGTCCACCGGCAGCTTGCAGCAGTTCGTTGTGACGGCAGATCAAACCCTGACCAGCACCTCAGCCACCATCAACATCTCGCCGCCCCTCTACACCGCGACGAATGCGCTGGCGTCTGTGGACTCGTTCCCGGCTGCGTCTGCTGTTATCACGTTCCTTGGCTCGGCATCCACCGTGTACCCGCAAAACTTGGTCTACCACAAGAATGCGATCACGCTGGCAACCGCCGACCTGTTGCTGCCGCAGGGCGTCGACATGGCCTCCCGCCAAGTACATAACGGCATCTCGATGCGGATCGTGCGTCAGTACGACATCAACAACGACCGTATGCCTTGCCGTGTTGAC